ATAGCTGGCAACGCAATGTACGCATTCATCAACCCTCCATCTCCGAGCATGAGGACCATCCGAATGGACAACCTGTTGCAAGGATGGGACGACGCTAAGATTGGGAAGGAGGTGAAGCCGTGAGCGATACACCGAGGACTGATCAGATGGAGCAGCACGCATACTGGTTCGACGACGACATGACTCCAGTGTGCGAGTCGAGGTTTGTCCGCCAACTTGAACGCGAACTCAACGCAGCCAACGCACAGGTTGATCGTCTGACCGCAAAAGTCGCGCAACTCTACGAAGGAGCAGAGGAAGCGAAGCAGCGCATCAAGCGGTTGGAGGAGGCTGTTGAGGCATACCGAACAGCATACACGCCAGACGGTCATGTCGCCCCGCACGACTGCTTTGCGACAGGTCCAAAGACCGGCAATCCAATTGAGGATCTTGTCGCGTGTCCCGGTTGTTGGGCAGAGCGGAAAGCCAAGGAGGCCAAGCTGTGATTGCGGACTTTGAACCGGGAGAACAGTCGTCCCACTGCGACATCATCTGTCCGCATTGCGGATGGAACCGACAAGCAGAACCTTGCGATGGAGACGCATCAGAAGATCCGTCAGAGCATGAGTGCGACGAGTGCGGGAAACCATTCATTCTCTACGCATCCATCAGTATCACCTACCACACCAAAGCCAAGGAGGCCAAGCCGTGAGCATTGAAGATCGAATCCTAGATTTTGTTAGTCAGGTTGGCTGGTTTGGTGGACGAGAACTCCGCGCAATCGCCCTCGATGTCCGCAAGCTGGAGGATCGGGTGAAGCAACTGGAGGAGGAGAACGACTCGATGCGAGCGGATCTGCTGTTGTGGAGGGACACAAAACCATGAACCAAATCAGCCCCGACACAGTGGCTTTCATTTACCTTCACGCATGGAACGGAGCAATCCGAGTAGAGAGTCTGGAGACAGCCAAGACCCTGCATGACCGTTCAGAGTGGAAACACGTTGCGACAATCAACCCTCACGTTTTTCTTGAGAGCATTCTCCGAGCTTCGATTAAAGAGCGGAATCAGATCATCAAACACCTACTAACATGAGCACACACATCAAGATCGAAAATCAGACCGAAGTCCCCATCCTCGTTGCTCTCTTTGAGCAGCCCAAATGCAACGACCATCCTACGAGGAGCGCAGTCCTCAAACCCGGCGAGAGCTGCAACTGGGGCAGTGGATCTGTACCGCTAGGCAATTACCAGTGCTACGCGGTTATGTCAGGTGATGCCAGCAGTCATGACGAGTGGGTGTGGCACTTCCCGGGCATTGCTGAGGTAGTAGCGCCGCTGGAATTAGGATTCAAACTCTGGCACGAGGGCGATATCGACTGGGCCAACGTCAAAGCGATGAGCAGCGATGACCTAACCGCTACGTTTGGCTCCACCTACACCTCCGCTAAGAGCAGCACCAAATCATGGAACGGAATGTCTTCCTGCATATTCCATGTCCGAGGCGGCCCTTCATGGGTCGAAGAAACCGAGCAGGTGGGTATCTTTAGGCCGAAGACCATTGCTTACAATGGCGTGCAATCCACACCAATGAAATCGGAATAGCATTAGGATCTATGAGCAAAGACGTCTGTAAGTTCATCAATCAAGGCAGCGGACCCTATCAGCTAACCAAGGAACAGGCCGGTGAAGCATACCGTGCAGCCCGTAAGGTGAAAGTGGACTACGTCTCTTACTGGTCACGACGCCGCGGAAAGGCAACTAAGTGATCACCGATAGAGACGTAGCGCGGTGCATGATTGAATACGGTGGTTCGTTCATCTCTAAGTTGGGAGCAGCAGCACTAGCCGCTGACCCTTCAAATCTTAAGAAGATCCGGGATACCTTCCCGGACTACTGGGCGAACTATTACAGGATGGCGATACAGCTTTCGGAGGTCGAGAAACAGGCCTCCAAATAACAAATAAATAACCAATAAATAACAACAAAACGTAAGACATGATCATTAAAGCAGCAGGCGGTAAAGAGTTCGCACCGTGCCCCGAGTTCTCGGGACGAGCAGTGTGCGTAGATGTGACTCCGTTGAAGGAGTACGAGACCGAGTACGGTGTTAAGAAGAAGTTCAAGTTCGCTTTCGAGTTGGACTTGATTGATTCCTCCCGCGACCCGGTGCAGCCCTGGGTAGTGTTCAGCAAGCCCCTCGTCCCCTCGTTGCATGAGAAGGCAGCCCTCACCAAGGTGATGAAGGACTGGTTTGGACGTAAGCTAACCGATGCCGAGAACAACGGCCTCGACCTTGAGTCGCTGATTGGCCGGCCAGTGACACTAATCGTTGCCCATGAGCAGTCGCAGGACGGGAGCAAGACCTACGCGAACATCAAGTTGATGATGCCGCATAAGCATGGCGAACCGCTCCAGCCCTCGGGCCTGTGGGTGCGGATGCAGGATCGCCCGGCCAAGGATGACGACAAGGTGAAGACTGTGGTGCCGGATGGTACGACACCTCGACCCGTTGACCTGGGCGCCACTAAGGTCCATGTGGGCAAGTTCAAAGGCACCGCCATCTCGGAGCTGACCGACTCCGCGGTGAAGGGCCTGGGCGAGCACTGGCTGCCGAAAGCACAGATCAGCGCCGGCAAGACACCGGAGGACAAACAACTCATCGCCGCGGTCATCCAGCGCCTGCGGGAGATTGATGCCAAGGATCAACCGGACTTCGATGACGTGCCTTTCTGATGAAAACACGCAAGCAATACCAAAAGGTAGCCCACCTGGTGCCGGGTGTTGTCCAGATGCGGGCCGAGGGGCGTACAATGGACGAGATCGGCAAGGATCTGAACGTAACCCGGCAACGTGTCCATCAGATCATCAAGTCTGCCAAGCAGATGGAGGGCATCCTGAGCCTATGGGGTTTCCCATTGAGCGTACGGGCCTCCCGGGTGTTGGAGAAACTTGGCATCAATAGCAAGGAGCACGCCTTGGAACTGTACCAGAGCGGCCACCTGTTCCCGGGCTGCATCTGGTCTTTCGGACGCAAGAGCTACATTGAGATTTGCGAGTGGCTGGAGGTTGTCCCTCTGGAGACCAGGCCAACACTGGGCAAGACCTGCCCCCACTGCGGCAAGATCATCTAAACACTTTCCGGTAACCTGTTGTTACCGGGGACTCATGGGAAATGCCGGGGGTGCGCATCGGTCGACAAACGCACATTAACTTTCATGCACATCAATCTAACCGCCGCACGTATCGCAGAGCTTTGTGCTCCCCCTTCCGGGTACGTGAAGCCTCAGGCAAAGCCAAAGCAGGAAAACTTGGACTCCAAGGCCATGGTCAACAAGGGGCCCAAGGAAAAGAAAAACACAGATCGCAAGTATTCCATCAAAAAGGACATCGCCCAGGAGATAGCTGAATGGCGTAAAACCCACCTCAGTTACACCTACCGGGAGATAGCCGATCACTTCAATGTCGGTCTAAACACAGCCTACTACGCAATCAACCCCCGTAAACCAAATGCCAGCCAACCATAAGATCTACTTCGACATCGAAACAGGGCCGATGCCCTTGAGCGAATTGGTCATCCCACCGTTCGTTGCCAGTGACGTAAAGCTCGGCAACATTAAGAACCCGGATCTCATAGCAGAGAAGATCCAGCGTGCAGAAGAGACGCACGTCAGCGACTACATCCGCGGCGCTGCCCTGGATGCGCTATCGGGCCAGATCCTGTGCATCGGCTACCGTATTGAGCATGAGACACCATCGGTGCTGTGCTGCGATGCAGATGGTGAGGCCGAGATGCTCAAGCAGTGGTGGAAGCTCATCACCAGCATGGAGCGCCAGCCTACGATGATCGGGTTCAACGTGAAGCCATTCGACCTACCGTTCCTGATCAAGCGCAGTTGGAAGCACAGGATTACCCCACCCTACTGGATACGGCAGGGTAGGTACTGGAGCGACCTGGTGGTCGACCTGCGCGAGGTTTGGCAGTTGGGCGACAGTAGGGCGCACGGCAGCCTCGGAGCGATCAGCAGGCATCTGGGGCTTGGGGACAAGGCAGGCAATGGGGCCATGTTCTCCGAGCTGTTCAAGACTGACCGCGAGGCGGCGATCAATTATTGTTTGCGTGATGTCGAGCTGACGCAGAAGGTGGCTGACGTGTTGATGCCGGCCTACTAAGCGGTGGACACAATACAGGCTGTCCTATAGGGAGAGCCCGTCAGCGTGAGCCCTAGGAAGCGAGCGCAGGCACCACAACCACAAGCCATGTTCAACCCACTTTTCCCCACTCTTTCCGTGTCACGTCCCGTTGCTTGTACGGGAGTTCCTAGCACGGATTGGGTGGGGTTTTCTGTTTGAACCATGATAATTGAACCCGACTTCCTAGATCACTGGAAGACCCGTCTACTGATGAGGCTTCTAGACACCGATGCAGCGCCTAATTACGTCATCCGGCTGTGGTCACACTGCCAAACAAGGAAGACCAACATCTTCCCGGAGTGGAGCCCGGCCATCCTGTCATCAGTCTGCCGATGGCCTGGTGATGCCGATGTATTCTGGTCAGCCATGCTGCAAACCTTCTGCCGAGTCGAGGATGGCTACCTGGTAGCCCACCAATGGGACGAGGTGAACGCCAGCCTCATCGCTGCCTGGTCCAATGGAGGCAAAGGAGGACGCCCAAAGAAACCCATGGGTAACCCACGGGTTAACCCAGAACCGAATCAGGTTAACCCACAGCTAACCCATGGGGTAACCGATAGAGAAGATAGAGAAGAGAAGACAGAAAAGACACTGGCTCCAAAGTCGCCACGTCAGCGTTTTGTGGTGCCCACCTTGGAGCAAGTGGAGACGCAATGCAGTGAAATCGGATTACCGTTAATTGAGGCCCAAAAGTTTATCAACCACTACGAATCAAAAGGTTGGATGGTTGGAAAAACTAGAATGCAGTTATGGAAATCCGCTTTGGCTGGTTGGAAATTGAGGAGGGACGAATCAAGCCAGCCTGGATCTATTCAACCAGCAGTCAAAAAGGATATTGATTGGAGGCTAAGCGCATGAGCAACGACGTCTATTATCCCAACGACGACGAGCTGGGCATGATCGGAGCCTGCCTCACAGGAACCATCGACACCTGCTCCGATGCCCTAGCAGAAATACGGAGCGAATGGATCAACCAGGACAACCTGCGCCAGACCTTCGATGTCATCCGCACCATGGTGCAGGCCAACCAACAGCCCTCGTTGTCCGAGCTCGGTAAGGAATGGAAGAAAGCCTATGGCCAACTGCCCATGCCTTTTGATGTCTGGAATCAGGCCATGGAAATCTGCCCATCGCCGGCCAACCTTCCGTCTTACCTCAAAGGCATCATTGAAGCAGCCCATCGTCGACAGCTTAGAAGCACCGGAGACCGTCTGATACGTGAATCCGCGGTAACCACACTCCAACCGGATCAAATCGTCGCCAATGCCGAAGCAGGGCTTACCATTGAGGTCTCCCAGGAGATGCTTGCAACTTCAAAGCACGTTGCCGGAACATTCATCGACCAAATGCAGGACAGGTTCAATCGTAAGGGCTCATTATCCGGTATCGCTACAGGCTTCCATTGGCTCGACCACAAGACCGACGGCCTCCAACTCCGAGAGATGGCCATCATTGCGGCCAGGCCAAGTATCGGAAAGACAGCCATCGCTATAGCAATTGCTTACCAGGCAGCCATTCAGGATAAGGTGCCCACCTTATTCGTCAGCCTGGAGATGTCCCAAGAAGCCATTTTCCGACGGATGGTCTCGACCATTGGAAGCATCCCGATGCAGAACCTAAAGAGTGGCGACCTGAGCGACGGTGATATGAGAGCCATGACCGCTGCCTCAGCCAAGATAGCAAGCAGCCCCCTATGGTTCCTCGATGGACCCAGCAGCCACAGTATCGCTAGCATCACCGCCCATGTCCGACGGGCTGTCCGCAAACACAAGGTGCGCTTGGTGATCGTCGATTACGTCCAGAAGGTGAAGGCAGCCGACCGCTCGGAGAAGCGCACCTATGAGGTCGCCGAAGTCTCCGGAAAGCTCAAGGCAATCGCCGTTCAAACAGGTGTGGCCATGTTAGCCTTAGCACAGCTCAACCGGGAATCCGAAAAGGAGAAGGGCCGTCAACCGAAGCTGAGCGACCTGGCGGATAGCGGGCAACTGGAGCGTGATGCTGACGCGGTCATGCTTCTAAACCGTGACAGAACCGAGCCGTCAGGAGAGGCTGCCATTATTATCGCGAAACAACGAGACGGTGAATGTGGTCACGTAAAACTCCATTACGAAGGCCAATACTGCCGCTTCACAGACCCATCACCCAACTTCTGATGAACATCAAATACGATCTCAACCGCACCAAGCTCCTGAACGAAGCGCCCAGACTTATCAAGTGGGCCATCGACAAGGGTCTCATGTCTTACCCACTCAGCCAGAAATACCACGACGACGGCTCGCTTGACCCGGGCATCGAGGAGGAGATACACGTCGACCCCGAGCAATACACCCCGGAGTTCTGTCAGCGTGCCTACGAACTCAGGCAGCTAGGCCTAACACTGGACGACACCGCCAAAGCAATTGGTGTATCAAGAGGATCAATCACATACATATTAGCCAAAGGTCACGAAGCAATACTCGCATCCGATAGAATCAAACACGATTTGAAACAGCCATGAACAATCCAACAGCAGCAATCAACATGAACGACCCGTTCATCCACGCTCCACAGGCTACAGCCGTGGTGCATGAGCCTACTACATCAGGCACAAGGCCCTCGATACACGTAAGCCTGTATGCCTACGGTGGTATCAGTGCAGCCTGTCTTATGTCCTGGGTAGGCCTAACAGCCAACTTTAGTACAAGCGACCGCCAAACAGATTTACGAACCATTCGCGAGGATGCACTGATATCACGATCACGATGCAGGGCTACCAAATGGTTCCTAGACAGTGGCAAGGACGTATGGATCCAGATAGACCACGATATCGAGTTCGACGCGAAAGACATTATCCGCATGGCAGAGCTCGCCCATGAGCACCAGGCGACCGTGTGCATCCCGTACCCCTGCCGAGCACTTCCGCTAAGGCCGGCCCTGCGTATCGACACCGAGCACGTCAAAGCTCTGAGGATGCAGACTTCGGATGCCGAGTGTGCCACAGAGCTAGTACCGATCCGAATGTTCGCATCAGGATGCCTCGCAATCCCTCGACGTTGCCTTATGAGCGCACTTGATTGGCTCGGAGGGTCAGAGGTGCCAAACCCCTATCGGATCGACTGGTGCAAGGATGTGAGGGTTGACCAGTTCCCGACACTGTGGATGCCGTTCGCCATGGATACCCTGCCAGGGCAGTACGAGTACCTCAGCGAGGACTATGCTGCCGCGGTTAGGTTGAGCCTGTGCGATGTGAAGCACTATGCCATGCACCCCAAGAAACATCTCAACCACTGGGGCGAATATCCCTATGGGTTTAAACCGTATGTCGGGTAAGAAGGACAAGAAGCCATCGCTGAACGATGTAGCACAAGCTGCTGGTGTATATCCACACCACGCGCAATTTGTTTTGTCTGGCAAAGGAAAGGTGCCTGTTGGTGTTAAAGAGAAAGTAATCAAGGCTGCTGAAGAGGTTGGGTATATCAAAACACATAACCCAAACCAGCACTTCAATAGCAAGCTAACGCAAGAGAAGGCTGATATTGTAGTTGAAGGGATACTTCAAAACAAATCACTAGAGAGCATTGCTGCTGATACAGGCCTAAGTCCTACCACTGCTTTCAAGTTAATACGAGGAGTCAAGGTTCCAACGGATTACCCTGACAACGAGGACGACTGGCGTAAGGACGTGACCGGATTCCTGGAGGTTGCAATCTGGAAGGGAACCAAGCGACTGGCTGAATCCTCTATTAACTTGATCGATGATCGTAGTTTACCCGTAGCGGTCGCTGTGCTTACCGACAAACTTTCGGTCATTAAGGGCCAGCCTACCAGCATACATCTCAATATGACAGCATCAGTAAGCCACCGTGACCTGATGAAGGATCTAAAGGACCGTGATGTGACCCCAGTGAACGACGAGCAGACCCATGACTTGGTTTAGGTAATGGCCCGAAATGTCCTACCCCTACCACAAGTGACCACACAGAAACCACGCATTTAGGCCTGTTTATGGCAGTCAGATGCACAATAGCAGTTATATTCACTTCGACACAAAATCACGCAGCAATAGCCCGTAAACATTGGGTCAAACGCACTTTTGCCACTGTTCAAAAGGCCAATGTCCTACCCCACCGCCAAGGCCGGCGACAAGCAGGCCAAGGCAGGATGGGGGGAGGGGGTCAGGCAATCGGCTGCAGCGCCAAAAGGCGACGGGTAAACCAAAGCGAAAAATATTAACAAATGTCCACCCCTCTCTGCCTCCTCTGCTCCAAGCCATTCGTTATCCTCAAGCACCACACCGGCCCTAAGCAGAAGCGCTTCTGCAGCGAGGCCTGCAACACAGCCTGGTGGAACGAACAGCCGTTGCACCCTGTCATACCCCGGGTCGACGCCGCGCACCCTCGTGCTGTCGAGTTGCGCCTCAAGAGAACCCAGTTGGTAACACTGGAGAAGGCCGACCCATATACCTACGGCTACATCCCGGACCACTGGGAGATCGGCAACACCGAGTACGCACTCACCCAGGAGCTGTTGGTATCCGGCGGCAACCGGGCTGGTAAAACGCTATGGGCAGCCCGGCGAGTGGTGCAGACGCTCCTTGAGAAGGAGAACGCCGCGGTACTGTGTTGTCATACGAGCCATGCCACCTCGGTGACTGTTCAGCAGCCTGCGATCTACAACTACCTGCCTGTAGCACTACGAGGCACCAAGAAGGGCAGGATCCACTATTTGAACTACAGCCGGAAGAATGGTTTCACCGATGGTTCATTCATCCTCCCTAATGGCTCTCGGTGCGATTTTTTGAACTACACGCAGTCGGAGAACACTATCGAGGGGCGGGAAGCGGACATGATCTGGTGCGACGAGCTGGTGCCACAGTCATGGGTTGAGACACTACGCTACCGGCTCATTACACGCCGCGGCAAGCTACTGGTGACCCAGACGCCACTGGAGGGCGTTGCCTCGGTCTACAAGGAGTACACCGCCGGCTCTGCTATCACTCGGTTCGATGAGGCCGAGCTGCTGAAAGGCAAGCAGGCGCTCCCTACATGGCCTGTGGGTAAAGCAGCCAGGACAATGGTGCAGGCCCAGACTAATAGGCGGACGGTGTTTTTCTTTAGCGAGGACAACCCCTACAACCCGTTCGACGAGATGAAGTCGAAGTTAATCACGGCACCTATGGGGCAGATATTGACCCGGGCCTATGGGTGGGCTTCTGACAATATTGGCAAGGCCTTCGCTAGGTTCAGAGTCGACATCCACTGCATCGAGCCCGAGGCCGTGCCTCCTGGGGGGACGCTGTACATGGTATGCGACCCTGCCGGAGCGCGGAACTGGTTCTGTATGTGGATGCTGGTGTACGAGAATGGCCGAAGGATCGTGGTCCGGGAGTTCCCTGATTATCAGAACTACGGCGAGTGGACGTTCCCGAGCGAGAAGCATGACGGCAAGGCAGGCCCGGCTCAGACACTGGATGCGGGTAGGTCGATATCGGAGTATCGGACCATGTTCAGGACCATCGAGGCAGAGCTAGGCTATGGGGAGCCTGTGATGCGATTGATCGACCCCAAGGCCGGCGGTAGTCCAGCACTATCGGAACAAGGGGGCACCACACTCATCGACCTACTGGCTGAGTCCGACAACCCCAATGACGAGGGCATGGCATTCATCCCGGCTCCTGGCGTGCCTGTGGACCAAAGGACGAGCGCTATCAACAGCCTGCTGTCCTACGATGCAACGCAGGCGCTCACCCCGCTGAACGAGCCGGCGCTGTATGTGGTCAAGACCTGCAGCAATTTGATCTACGCGTTGTCAGAGCACACAGGCAAGGATGGTCAGAAAGGGGCATCCAAGGATCCTATCGACTGCATTGGGATGCTTTTGGTCTCGGGCCTTGCTTACGTTGGCAATGGGGGTTTTGATACCCGCGGCGGCGGTGGATACTAATAGAAACGACTATGCAAGGCGATTCATACAAGGATTCAACGGATGTGATGGCAACGGTGGGCGAGGAGCCCAATGTGAGTGCGTTGACCGAGGAATTGCGGCGTGCTGCTACGGATAACGGCATTAGTACCCGCATCGAGCGTATCGAGAACACGCGTTTCTGCCGTTGGCCTGGCCAAACGCCCGACGGCAAGAAGAACAACGCCGACGGTAATGCCAACAAGCCGGCGTTTCCCTGGGACGGTGCATCCGACACGCGCATCCCCTTGGCCGACGAGGTGGTGAATGGTTTGGTCGACCTGTGTTCGACTGCTTTCTGGCGCTCGATGCTCCGAGTTGTCCCGAGCAATGTGACCACGGTCGACCAGGCGGCTACGGCGCACAACCTGATGGACTGGGCCGTGAACTCCAAGATGTACTCGGACCTTACCCGGGAGGTGGAACTGCTGTCCCAGTACCTGTGGACCTACGGCTGGACAGGTGTGCATATCTCCTGGCAGCAGGAGATGGGTCAGAAGGAGCAGGAGCTGACCATGGAGCAGGTGATGGCCTTGGCAGCGCAGTCCCCCGAGGGATCGGTCCTGGCCGACTTCCCCAACTTGATTGCCAACCCCGAGGCTGATGACCAGTCCGCGGAGTTGATGATGGCTGCCTTCCCGAATCTCAAAAAGCGCCGGGCCATTAAGGCCATCCGGGAGCTACGCGAAGAGGGCGAGTGCGACTTCCCGGTGCCTGTGATGACCCAGAACAAGCCAATGATCACTGCCTTGGCCCCCTGGGATGAGATTATATGCCCACCGGAGACCACCGACATCCAGAGTGCCCGAGTGGTGTTCCGGCGCTACTACATGACCGAGATCGAGCTTCTGCAAAAGGTTGAGACCGACGACTGGGATGAGGAGTGGGCCAAGGAAGCCATCAACACGATGGGCAAGTTCTCCAACTTTGCCGACTACACGTACCTCGTAGGCCTGCCAAACAATTCCTACGACGACCGCCAAAACCTTATTGAGGTGGTCTATGCGTATCAGAAGGCTGTGGATGCCGATGGTATCCCAGGCGTTTACTACACCGTGTTCTGCCCTCTGGTAGGCGACAAGTGGGGCTACTTTGAGCTGCTGGATTATGCTCATGGCCAGTACCCGTTTGTCTGCTGGCGCTCGGAGCTTATCCACCGGAAGATGACCGAAAGCCGCGGTGTGCCCGAGATCTGTTCGACCTGGCAGCAGGAGATCAAAGCCCAGCGCGACTCGGTGTTCGACTACACCAGCCTAGCCACACTGCCTCCCATCGAGGTGCCAAAGACCCGGGGCGGTAATTTGAAGATTGGGCCGGCCATCCAGATCCCGGTGCTTCGACGCGGTGAGATTGGCTTCATGCAGCCTCCTGCCCGTGAGCCCAATGTGGCTTTCACGCTGATCAACGAGGTCATGGCGCAGACCGACAGGTACTTTGGACGCCCAACGGAAAAGGTGCCCCCCGCTGTGACCCAGATGCGGCAACAGAGGACCATTAACAACTGGCTGCACGGCTGGACCGAGGCATTCCGGCAGGTGTTCAGCCTGACCCTGCAGTACATGGGGCCTCAGGAGGTGCAACGCATCACAGGATCGCAGATCCAGATAGGCGAGGACGTGCAGGACTTTGACGTGACCCTGAAGTTTGACGTGCGCGAGATGTCCAGCGACCTGGTGAGCGAGAAGCTGAAGGCGATCTCAACCTTGATTCTGCCTCTGGACACCGCCGGCGTCATCGACCGGGCTAAGTTGATCTCTGTCGCACTCCGGGCCATTGACCCGATGCTGGCGACCGAGCTTGTGATGCCTGCCGGGCCTGCATCGCAGAAGATGTTTGAGGATACCAACAACGAGATCGCGTTGATGAGCCTGGGCAACCCTCCCAAACTCCGGGAAACCGATCCTACGGCTGCCATGCGGCTGCAATTCTCTCAGCAGGTGCTGCAGAGCAACCCGAAGTACCAGCAGCAGGTGCAGCAAGACCCGCTTTTCCAAGCTAACCTGCAGAAATACATCGAGAACCTGCAGTTCAGCGTCCAACAACAGCAAAACGCTGTGACCGGTAGATTAGGAGTTCAACAATGAGACTTTCCGACGAGAAAATCCAAGAGGCCTTCGTTTCAGCAGGAGACGAGTCGCCGATTATGCGTGCCTTGACCCAACTGCTATCGGAGATGATTGAGTCCGAGGTGCTCAGTGCAATACAGCCTGACCTAACGGACTCAAGCCGAGCTCACAATTGTGGTAGAGCCGCTTCTTTAAAGGATTTATCGAGCTACATTGACAATTTGAGGACAGCTAATGGTTTGACGGATCAGTCCAACTAGTACCTCTTAACCACAACGGTTTCTTGGTTGACCTTAACAACCATGGCGCACAATACCCAGCTTGCAGGGTCTAAATAGCATGGATAACTCACAGAATACACAGGAAGCGATCCTGTCTAAAAACACGGCACAGGCTCCTAAAATCAATCCGCTTACCTTTGATGAGGCGGCATTGGCCAGGGTACTAGAACAAAGGTTCAGTGAGCCGGCAGAAAAACCGCAACAGCAGATCATTGAGGAAGACCCAGAGTCCGAGGCCGCGGATGCGGAATCTCAGACCGAGGAAGCGGATCCTACCGCTAACCAAGAGGAAAATCAGGACGAGTCTCCTGAGGATGTTCTTTCTGAACAGAAAACCGAAGACCAAGCCGACGAGGAACCGTCTGGCTACCGCAAGCGCATCGACAAGCTGACTCGCCAGAAGCGTGAGGCCATTGAAAAAGCCGGTGAGCTAGAGCGGGAGCTGAACGAAACCAAGTCCAAGCTGGAGAAGAGCCAAACCGATAGGCCGGTGCCGGTGGTGAATCAAGCCGATCCGTTTGCAGATGTATGGGATGCGAAGAAACTCGATGACGAGTGGAACAAGGCCCGAGATCTCAAACGCTGGTGCGAGGATAACATCGACGGCTGCGAAATAGGTGACAAGGAATACAGTTCTAGCGAGATCAAGCAGATCAAGCGGCGCGTAGAAGACGCACTGGATATGCACATCCCGTCGCGAGCCCGGTTCCTGAACAACTACAAGCAGATCCAGCCTATCGCTGAGCAGATCTATCCGTTCTGGAAGGATCGTAGCAGCACTCAGTACACCGAGGCGCAGGCAGTGTTGCGGCAGTTGCCACAACTCTCTGCGTTACCGGAGCACCAGGTGCTTGTTGGCGACTTCCTGGAAGGCCGTAGACTGCGTTTGGAGCGTGAATCGGCCAAGGGGAAGCCCTCGGCCAAACTACCGCTTAAAACGGCTCCTAGACAGCCTGGAAAGCCTACGTCGAGTCCCGTCAAAAAGGACAATGCGCAGGCGGACATCGCCGCGGCTAAGTCTCGGTTCTCGAAATCAGGAGGGGAATCTGAATTGGCTCGATTACTAGAACGTATTCTCTGACCTATGCCACTACTCCAACCTAACCAAGTCGGTATCCGCGAGGAACTCGCTGACTACATCGCCATCGTCGACCAGAAGTCGACCCCGTTCGTTTCCATGGCCCCCAAGGGCAAAGACCTCGGGAACATGGTGTTCTCCTGGCAGGTCGACAACTATGCTACGCCAGCGCCTGGCGGTATCGTTGACGGCACTGATGTGACCTACACTGCTGGTAGTCCTGGTAGCCCGGTTAACCCGGTTCCTAACCGTACCCGCCTGAGCAACAATGCCCAGGTGTTCCGTAACGATCTACGTATCGGCTTCATTGCCAACACCTCCAACGTCGCTGGCGTTGGTAACGGCGGTGAAATTGCCAACGGCATCAGCAAGCGCCTTATTGAGTTGAAGCGCAAAATGGAAAGCACTTTCCTGTGCACAAATCAGGCAATTAAAAACGATGATGGAACAAATGCGTATCTGACTAGTTCGTTGGGTCAGTGGATTAAAACCACTAATTCGACTGGCACTGGTGCTCCCACCTCTTCGTTTGCGCCAGCATCCGGTGCCCGTTCTACCACGGCCACTACTTCGTTTACTGAAGCTACTGTTCAGAATGTTCTGACGGCGATTTACTCGGCCACTGGAACTTTCCGCGATTACGATTGTTTCTTGGGAGCCAATCTCAAGCGTGCGTTTACCAATCTGACGGCCAGCACCACTGCCGTTACTCTTAACTCTAACGCAATCGCAGCAACCGCTGTTCGCACCTTTAACCAAGAACTCGGATCTGACACTTTCAAGGCGTCAATCGATATTTTCGAAGGCGACTTCGGTCGGCTTGTATTACACCCCGACGTATGGGTAAATGCTTTGAATGCTGGAGCATTTGACTACAGCGCTACGGATGGCGGTGCCATCAAAGGCTACGTGGTCCCGATGGACATGGTTGAGATCCGTTACGCCAAGCTGCCTGAGGTCACTGTGCTGCCCAACAACGGTGGCGGTGAGGGCCGTTTGATTCAGGCCATTGCTGGTCTGTGTGTTAAGAATCCGAACGGCATGGGTATGTTCGATCCGACGACCTAATCTTTAGTTGCAAATTGGGGGAGGCTACTGGAAATTTCCGGGGGCCTCCCTTCTTTTTTGAATCATGTCCAATCCCAACTCCATCTCGACCTTCATCGCAAATGCCCTGGACGATCTCCCAGGCGATCTCCGCAACCAAGTGGTCAATGAGTTCAAGTCCGGCTACCGCAAAGAGTGGGTCAATGCTGGCATCCAGCAGCAGAAGATAGCCAAGCAGACCTCTATCAATGACTTCAAGTCTGTCGATGGAATTGGTCGACTCCGAATGCGTGTCGACCCCACACTGTACCATTACTGGGGCCACAAGCTAGGCTACGGCTGTTGGAAGGATTCGCAGTTCCTTCGGGAGATTGAGCGCGACAATCCCGAGGTGCGTGTGAAATCGGGAGGTACTCGCTTGCAAGTTGGTTTCGAAGGAGCCAAAAGAAGCAGTCAGAAATTTCCATTATGAATGTTGGATCTAATCGTCAGCTCGCCGGCGAATACGGTGGCCAATACATCTCCAGTGCATCCGGCACTATCACCGGCAACTTTCAATCCATCCACGCGCTTGAGATCACCATCCTCGGTGCGACCGTGTCCAACATCACCAACTTTCCCGCTGGCGTGACAATACAGGCTGGCGATGAGCTGCCGGGTGTGTGGACATCAATCGCAATTTCAAGCGGCTCTGTGATAGCCTACAACCGCAAGTACGGCTGATAATGGCACGCCTTGGACTAGGACTAGGACTCGGAGGTCATCATCGCCTTGGCGCTGGTGGCATTCCGCCTGATCCTCCCATTGAGCGGCGCGACATCCTTTGCGAGAACGGCGACTACCTGGTGCAAGAAGACGGTGGTCGCCTAGTCATCACTTTCGGAACATTCGATTCTCTCCTGGCTGAAAGCGGTGAGTTTTTGGTGCAGGAGGATCTCGGTAAACTCGTCCTAGCAATTTACTAATATGGCAGACCTTAAGATTTCACAGCTCGACGCAATTACAACGCTTACCCCGGCCACCGATGTGTTGCCTGTGGTCAATGTTGGAGGCGTCACCAAGAAGATCACCACCAACCAGATCCTAGGCTCCGGCGGCACCGCCACCCTCGCCTCCGCCACCATCACCGGCGCTCTGACGGCAAGCTCAAACATTTATGTTCCAGCGAATGTTTCTCTTAAGATTGGTCCTGTTGGATCGACTTGGGGTGGTTTGAGGTTTGACTCGACAAATCAAGCGTTTTTGGATTCGGACATTGGAATCACCTTTCGTACTGGTGGATCTACTTCGTTCACCACTTCGTATGTAATCGGAGCCACCGGAATCAGCACTTGGTACGTCGGCGGCTCCACCGCCATGACCCTAAACTCTACGGGGTTGGGGATTGGTGTTAGTCCATCAAGCAACCTTCACGTTAAAGGACCGTCTGGCTCAACATTAATTAGAATTGAAGCCGTTACCGATGGTCTTCTTGGCTTTATCGGTTCTGCTTCTGGTGTAATTACTGGCTCACCAGCCAACAATCTTGCACTTCGCGCTGAGAACGGATTGTATTTGAGCGGTGGCGGTAATTCTCCGCAGTTAATATTAAATTCCTCCGGAAACCTCGGCTTGGGAGTTAGCACATTCGGAACCTCTGCCGCTAAGGTTCTTGGTCTGGCAAACGCTACCGCTCCAAGCACTTCTCCTGCTGGCATGGGTCAACTCTACGTCGAATCCGGTGCGCTGAAGTTCCGTGGAAGCTCTGGCACTATCACCACAATCGCAGCCGCCTAATTTAAACGACTATGCCTACCATCCTCTGGATCATCGAACGCCTTCTCGTTAAGCCCATCGAAGGCAGCAATCCCGATGTCGTTATCACCGCCGACTGGCGTTGCAACGGCACTGACGAAACCTACAGCGGCACCTGCTACGGCTCCTGCTCGTTCCAACCGCCGACTGGTGAGTTCACGCCTTACGAAGACCTGACGCAGGAACAGGTGCTTGGTTGGTGCTACAGCAACGGAGTCGATCAAGCGGCTATTGAGGCGAACGTCACCGCGCAGATCGAGAATCAGATCAATCCGCCCGTGGTGACGCTGCCGTTGCCGTGGGTGCCTGTGCCGCCTCCGGTTAAGGTTGCGGAGCCTGTCGTTATCGCTGACGCTCCCTCCGCATGATCAAGATCGAACTCACCCAGGAGCAGGCCAACAGCCTCCTCCAACTCATCGACATCGCGGTTAAGGCTGGTGGCGTTGCTAACGCCCGTGCAGCCCTTCCGCTTGTGGACCTCATAGTCTCATCCGCACAGCCTAAATCCGAGTAATGGAACCAACGAACAGCAGCACCAGCCCTGGACTCAGCCTAGCAGCAGCGGCAGGTGCCACCGCTGTTTCGTTTATTCCAATCCTCACCGACTGGGTAAGGCTTATCACAGCCGTGGTTGGCTTAGTTTGCGCCTGTTACGCCGCATATCGCTTATTCCGCTCTAAATGAAAAACACGAAAACAACTCTCGCTGGTGTAGGTGCAATCCTTGTCGCTGTTGGTGGTGCCCTACGGGCTGCCTTCGACGGTGACGCCAGCACCAACATCGACATCGCCTCGACCATCGCAGCGGTGACCGCTGGCATTGGTTTGATCATGGCTAAGGACGCCACCGAGAAGCCTCTGGTGATCGAAACCAAGCCGTGAACTGGATCTACCAGATCCTCAAGGCCCTGCTTGATTGGCTCCGCGAAACACCACCTACCGATGTGCAACATGGCAAAGCTCCTCAACCCCTCAAGGATGATCTGGCTGCTCGTGTTGCCGATCTGCCTGGGTTGCCAGCAGACGAAGGTGGTCCTGGTCCCTTCCGGTGATCCTGTGATGCTGGCCAAGCCTACAACGGCCAGCGTCTATGCTTTCGATGCCGATAAGAAGCTGGTGGGGCCATCCACCGTCACTCTGCCGGCAGGTTGGTATGTTTTACCGAAGAGCCAATGATCAACTACAAGGGAAACAAGTTCTCGGGCTATAACAAGCCCAAGGCCACCCCCGGCGAAAGCAAGAAGTCCGCGGTGCTCGCTAAGGAAAACGGCAAGGTTGCCCTGGTGCGTTTCGGCGACCCGGATATGACCATCAAGAAGCACATCCCGGACAACAAGAAGAGCTTCAACGCCCGTCATGGCTGCGACAATCCCGGCACTAAACTCTCCGCTAAATATTGGTCCTGTAAGGCTTGGAAATGAGAACCGTCACCTACGACTATGTCCTGCAGCGTGCCTGTGAGCTCACTGGGCGCGTTTTCTCATCGCTAACGACCGAGGAGTCCAATCTCTTCCGCACGTTCATCTCCATGTCATTACGGAGCGCCTGGGAGTGCTTTAATTGGCCCGAGCAGACCGTATATCAGCAGGAGTTCTTTGCGCCCAACTATAGCGCGGCGCAGGTCTACTCCGGTGGCATGGTGGTCTACTACCCCACCGAGCAGAAGTACTACCAGTATGTTGGTGCGCTAGGTTCCAACAACCCTCCCACACTCAACGGCCCTGGAGGCACGCTGAACTCCCAGTTCTGGGCGCTGGCACAGCCGAGCTACGGCAGCACTGCGACCTGGGACACGACCACCACCTTTAATGTTGGCGACATCGTGCTGTATCCTGAGGACCAGGAATACTACCAGCTCTGCGTAGCCGCTGCTCCTGGAACTGTTCCCACCGACGCCACCTACTGGGGACAACTGAACAAGTTCCTTCGATACGTCAACCAGCAGACCAACCCAGATGGGACTACCCGGGCTGTTCAGATCGGCGAGACCTTCTCGGTATGGCCTGCCGATCCTCGGATCACCTGGCGCCAACAGGAGCCAGCCTACACGCTCACCGACGATGGCATCTTGGTGGGTGAGCAGCTCCCGTTTGTCTGGATTGAGTTCCGCAAGAGCCCTCCGCTGCTATCGACTGCCGGCGAGGCTACCGCTTACGCTTTCCCCTACAGGTTCTGCGAGGTGTGTTCGTTGAAGGCTGCCGGCCAGATGCTCCGAGTAGATGGCAAGATCGACCTCGGGAACACCTTCCTTGAGCTTGGTGAGGTTGAGCTGACCAAGGAGGTCGACAAGGTGGCTCTTCAAGAGAAGTATGTGCGCCAGATAATTGTCCCAGGCCGCTAATATGCCCGACTTACCCGAGATCATGTCGGTCGACGATGGCTTCAAGGGAGTCATCTCGCGCCTAGATCCCGCCCAGGTGCCGGCGCAGTACGTCAGCCAGGCGATTAACAGGATCTTCCAGAATCAGCTCATCACAAATAGGTGGGGCATTGTGCAGCCCAAGTGGGGCGGTAAGTGGACTACTGAAACCAGGACGGTCACGGTCACTTCCAACTCAGCAGCAACGCTAGGAGTAAGCGGCCCCCTGATTCCTGCTGGTTCAATCGTTTGCTCCGATCAGAGCGCAAACGCACTGGTGTTTCCTAATGGCACTAGGTGCATTCTGGACGACAACACCAACGTCGTAATGTCGACGGCGGCAATTTCATTTGGTGGCGCTCCAGTAAACAAGAACGTCCAGTTCTACGGTTCTACCACAGCCTTCACCGACATCCTCGGTGTGCTGCCGTTCCGCGATCCTGACACCGGCTACCAAGCCCTAGTTGTGGCCACCAACGAGGCCCGTACATTGGCAACAGAAGATGGCGGTCAGGGCCGGATGTATCTGGTACGACCCAACCAGTCGAACCTGGAGATCCCGCTAAACGGACACGACATCTACAGCCCGGTGCGTTTGATGCAGGCCACCAATGCGGTGGTGATGTTGCGACCTGGTAATGCCCGGTACTATTTCACCGGTGCGGATGTCAATGTGGCCAACAGTACGGTGACTCTCAATGTCTCGCCAGACATGGAGTCCGGTGACCGAGTAATCATCAGCCAGATTGGCACCTCTCCAAACCTGTGGAGCATCCCTGGCACCAGCACAGTTTCAGGGGAGGGCTTCGGGATGTTTGTGAACGTCAAGGCTGCTGGCGTCTGCACGCTGCACCTTTCTAAGGCCACCGCACAAAATGGTACGAACCCTGTCACTTTGAACAGTGGTTTAACATCGTCCAACCGGTACTACTTTGAGCTTTCAAACAACACCACCGGGTACGAGGTGACGCAGGGCGTCAGCGACTTTTACAACGATGGCCTGCCTCTCATCATGGAGGCATCAGCGCCTGCAGGTATTCCTGTCTCGGCATTGGATAACGGTTTCAACCGGATTGCATCGGTGAATGCTATCGTAGCTTCATCAACTGCTGACGACACGATTACGGTTCCGAACCATCCGTTTGTTGCTGGTGATCAAGTGACCATCAGCAATGTCACGGCAGTGTCCCCTTTCAACGGGATCTACTACGTATTCCCAACCGACAAGAACTCGTTGAAGTTGTTCAGCGGATCTTCCGAGGAGCTTGATTCGCTCAACACGGCAGCAGTCGCTGACATAACCGCAACCACCGGCGCAGTTACTGCCACCGGGACAGCAGTTGTTGCAAGCGGATCGGTTACTTCAATCACTCTTGGAATCGGTGGTGCTGGTTACGCCACAGCTCCGGGTGTTTCATTTTCAGGCGGAGGAGGAGTTGGCGCTGTGGCTACAGCAACCGTCTCTGGGGGTAAAGTTACTGGGTTTACCGTAGTAACACCGGGAACAGGGTACGCTACGCCTCCAACGGTAACAGTTGTCGCTCCTGCTGGCTCAGGTGTAACCGCCTTGACCATCGTGAATCAGGGCGCTGGTTACGTGACCGCACCAACCCTGGCAATAGCTGGAGTAACCGGCGCAACCGCAACGGCTACCATTACTGACGGCAAGGTCACCGCGGTCACCATTACCAACCCTGGCCATACCGCTACGTCAGCGGTTGTGACAGCATCAAAACCATCGACTCTCACCGAGATAACTTCGGACTTCATTGTCGGTTCAATCAAGAAGTCTTCTGCCTCCGGTGCCAACGTGCCTGCTGGCCGTGAGGGCTTGTACTTTCAAAACCGTCTGCTGCTGCTATACGGTCCCGACTACCTGGCAGTGTCCGACGTGCTGGACCCGTTGCACTACAGCCCGATCTTAAACGAATTCAAATTAAATACCGGTGCCAATGACGCTGTGGTGGCCCTGTACCCGTTCAATACGACCACTTTAATCATCTTCAAGGAACGCAGCATTCTCGCTGTGGAGAACCTATACGGCGACCTGTCGACCACAAGGCTCACCGAGGTCACTCGGGAGTTTGGATGCGTCAGCCAGGCGTCTATTGCGTCCACTGGGTCAGACATCTTGTTCCTGAGTCAGCGCGGTGTGATCTCAATGAAGCAGACCGAGTTTGGCATCAGCCAATCGGTAGTGCTACCGCTGTCGGATCCGATTCAGGATGTCATCGAAGAGATTGACCAAGTAAACTGGGAAAAGTCATGTGGGGCCTATTTCAACAATCGGTACATCCTGAGCGTGCCGGTGGAAGGTGGCGACGGGACAAACCAACGCACCCTAGTCTACAACTTCCTCAACCAAGCGTGGGAAGGGTATTGGGAAGGCTCGCTGCTTGTTCCACGGTATTACACTCGTCTGGTGGTCGCTGGCACAGACACGCTCTGCTGGGCTGACAACAGCGGGTTCATTCACAACTTTGACTACCAGGCCCTGCAGGACCGCAATCGTGTAGGCACGATCCAACAGATTGCCACCTCGGTCTACTTCCGGGGCCATGCAGGTGATAACAACGTCGACCACAAGCAGTGGACAAACCTGCAGTTTGAGTTTGCCTCATGGAATCCGACTTATTCCATCACGGCCAACTTTGACGGCGTGAATGAGTCCTACCCGATTGCCACTAACGAGACCAAGAGCCGCACGGCCTACTACATTTATGGCAGCGGAACCTACGTCACCAACAACTCCGGGAACAACTTCCTCGACCCATATCGCGAGGATTACTCTACGCTGCCAGGTATTCGATGTAACACTGCCGGATTCCAAGCGGGGCTTGTACAATCGTTCACGCAGAAGGCTCGCCTGCGTCGCCACTCCATTACCATGCAGCCTGTGGTTACCACTACCACCGGTGCGCTAAACATCTACAGCGTCAAATCCATCGCAATCCCTTTCCGCCTCTACGGCAAAACCGACGTCTAACCTATGCCACTCTTTGTAACAGTCACCCCAGGCACAACCGTCTCAGCCTCCACCACGCTGGATGCGTCCACGCTCAACCTGCTAGGCACGCCCAGTGTCGACGTCACCGGCACGGTAGATGGCGGGTCTGTATCAATCACTAATGGATCGGTTCCGCTCGCATCTTTAGTGGCTCAAGCAAACGCCACAATTGTCGGCAATGGATCTGGATCCAGCAACAGCCCTGTAGCGTTGGACGCATCGACAGACTTTGCGTTCACGCTTACCACGATTGCGATTAAAGACGATGCTGTTACATACGCAAAGATGCAGAATGTTTCAAACGACAATCGTTTGCTAGGACGAGCAGGCGGCGGCACTAGTGTAGCAGAACTAACTGTCGGATCAGGCCTTCTGCTTTCCTCAGGAGAGTTAAGCGGCCCAAATGTTGCTATAAATACAGTGCTTAGTGCTTCATCAGGAGTTGAAATAAAAGCCGTAAGAGCAGACGCAGTAACAATAAGCGACCTTACGACAGCCATAACAACACGGGCAGCAAATTCAAAGGTACTCGTATCGTTTAATATTTCATATTCAGTTTTTAACAGTGCTTCTAAGAATTGCTTTATTCTTACAAGAGCTATTGGAGCTGGACCTGACGTAGAGTTAGCCGTTCCTTTAAGCCCAAGTAATCGTGTTTACGGAATAAAAGCATTAGGTTATCAACAGGATAACGCAACTCAAATTAATGATTGTATCCAATTTCTTGATTCACCAGGATCTGTTGGTGTTATTACATACAAACTAAAAATCTACGGAACTACTGCTCAAGTTTCTGGATTTTATCTAAATAGAACATATGCTGATTCAAGCCCAACGCCTCCGAGTTTGCCTAATTGTACACGCGCCACCTCCCAGGTAATACTACAAGAGATTTTCGCTTGATCCCCCTCATCACAGATTACCTGCTGCACAAGCTCCCGGACAGTTTCCAAGGCTGGACCCGCGAGGCTGTGGAAGACTATGTGATGTTTCATGCCGAGCAGGGCACGCTCAAGGTAGCCCTGCAGGACGAGCACGTTGTCGCTGTGCTGGTAGGCTGGAGGCAGATGGGGCCAGAGCCTAAGGAGTGGACCTGGCAGAAGTCCGATCCAAATGGCGACCATTGGTACTGGCACCAGTTCGCCGCCGACTGCGCACTATTCGCGATGGCGGTGGCGGCTAAGTTCTTTCACGACAGGCCGGAGTCGGCAATCCTCCCGGCTATCGGGTATCGCAACGGTAAACTAACCACCTACAAGCAAGGCTCAATGCCGATCTACAAGGTGGCCAATAAAAAATATGGGATCAGTTAGCGCACCAGCACCACGGGATTACGCACAGGAAACCCGGGACACCCTCCGCAGCCAAATTGATTTGGCACCGGAGAAATACGCCGCTGAAGCACAGTTTGCGCCCAAGTATCAGGCGCTAACTATTGATATGCTGAAGCAGGCAACTCCCGAGTTGCTGCAGCTCTACAGGGATCAAATATCGCCGGCTATGAGCGAGGCCGAGGCTGCCTCACGATCTCGTGCCCGTGCCGGCGACATTGCCGACATTGGGACTCTCGGTCCCCAAGCGCGTGCTGCCATCAAGGCTGCCTCGCCACAACAGGCAGCACTGGCTGACAGTCTTACCGCCCAGGCTCAATCCGGTCTCAACGCTGGCTCCCGTCTGACGCCCGAGCAACAGCGCCAGGTCGAACAGCAGACCCGAGGCTCCTTTGCTGCCCGAGGCCTCGCAGGAAGCCCGACAGCCGGCCTGCAGGAGGCTGTGCGCTCACAGCTATCTGGAGCCGGAATGCAGCAGCAACGCTCCCAGCAGGCCATGGGAGCCCTCGGAGCATCACAAGGTGTGTACGGTGACGTGTTCCAACAAGTGTTGGGCAGGCCGTCCCAGGCCTTTGGTGCTGGTCAAGGCTTCATTGGCCAGGCTCAGGGCTTCAATCCTGGGCAGTTGTTCAACCCCGAGTCGCAGTACGCCGCCAACTTAATTGGTGGTAACCAGCAAGCAACACTGGCTGCACGTACTGCCACGGCTGCAAACACTTCCTCAATGATTGGCGCAGGATTATCAGCATTATGATCTACGGATACCCAGGAGCTCTTCAGCAAGGCAACCCATACGGCATGGGCGGCGGGATGTCCCAGTTCGCACCTCCAATGCCTCCGATGATGTCTGGCACCGGTTACGGCGCACAGATGCCTAACGGAGCCAACACCGTGGGGGAAGTGGAAGCCCAGCGCCGTCGCCTCAAGGATCTCGGTTTAGATGATACGATGATCGACGATGCTCTGAAGTTTAAGTCTGGGTTGTATGAGCAGCGTGATCAAATGAAACAAGATTTTCGTGAATCACTCTTTGGATCTCCAAAGGATGAAAAGAATCCAGAAGGTAAACCTGGTCTGATTTATCAAACCGGAAATGCAGCCGTAAGCGGCCTCAAAGACACCGGAGCTGGCATGGCTGCAATTGCCAGGGACGCCGGCGCTGGCATTGTTCGATACGGTAAATCCTTGTGATCCATCGATTCCAGCGTTGTGTTGGAATCAGGCTGTTTCGGGTTGGCTCCTGGCAGCTTGAGGCCTGGTGCTGCCCTGCTGGAGAAGTCATTCCTTCGCACACACACCAGTCATTCCGCTCCCGGATCATCCATGTCCTGGGGAGGATGCGTTGGACGATGGGCGACAAGTCCAAGAGTGTCAGCACCTGGCACTGTGGCTGGTCGAGGCCGGTGCCTGCCGGTGTGAGTCATTCAGCGGTGGCAGACACTTTCTCGGTGTTCCTGAACCTTGAACGGTGGCAATCCCGTCCAACATCTGCTGCAATTGACTTCCATCAATGAACGTCAAAATCCTTGCGACGTGCAGGAAGCTGGAGTTGCTGCCGGCAGCCACGCTTGTATTCAAAACCCTGCGCACAGGCTTTCCTAACGCAAAGGTCACTGTCTACATCAACGCCATCCCGGAGGCTGTAGAGGCCATCCGAGAGGCTGCAGTGGGGTGTACGGTGGTTCAGGTTGAAACCATCCATCACAAGTGGATTGAATCCTTGGTTGCCATGGAGAACGAGCCGTTCTTCATCTGCGACACCGACATGGTTTTCTGGAAGAAGTTCGATCAAAGCAACCTCATCGGCTCCCACATTGTCGGGACATTGACGCCAAGGTTCAGGGATCCCTTCTCAAGGTGTTTGACGATGGAACGGCTGCACACCTGCCTGCTGTACATCAACCCGTCGCTGGTTCGCAAACGCATCGCACGATGGGATTTGATGTGCCCCAACTCGGTGTTCACTCCGAAGGTGAACCTGTTCTATCCGCTGGTCACGCCTACCCCATTCGGGAACACGTTCTACGACACCCTGGCGCTCCTCTACAGCGCGATAGGAGGGACGTTCTTTACCGCTGATCAGATTGCTTCCTTCGACCATCTGCACTGCGGGACGTGGGTTGATCTCATTGAGTCATCCATGCCCGGGATGAGTGGTCTGCATAAGTCTGTGTTCAACGATCAGAATGCGGCAAAAGGACTGAGGTCGATGCAAAACGAATTTTACAAAAGAAATGCCTGCTGAAATCAAAGACATCGGATCCATCTATGCCGAAGCAACGGCAGGGAGCGAAGCTGCACGCCAATGGCTTGCTGCCTGGCACTTCTACTGTCACGCCATTGATGACCTAGTTGACGGGGACGTTGTGCTCAACACCGAGTCGATGTTGGACCTGCTGATACAGGCCAATTCACTGTACTCGATGCCGTTCTACATTGAGCACGGTATCAGGTTGGCACCTATGGTTGCCCAAGTAACGAGCACCTACGCCGACTCTGTGGCTTGGGAAAAATCAGATATCGAATGGAAGGCTCGTATTTCCGATGTTATTCGTTGCTGCGGTAACGACATGGTTTTGCAGGTGGCCTGGATCCTTGGAGGATACTCAAGGATGCGAGCCATCAGCCTAAGTCTTCGCGAGGCAGCATACCATTCACAGCACTCATAGTTATGGCCACTTACAGCTACTCTACACCCTACACAGGCCAACAAGTGGCCACCCTACCTCCGGGCTACATGGAGGCGGCTACGGCTCCCGGTCGCAACCTGGCGATGGGCATTGCTTCGATGGGCCAGAATATCGGGAAGGCCATTGAGCAGTACCGCACCAAGAAGGATGCGACCGAGACCGCGAATCAGACCCGCGACACGCTTGCAGGAATGGTGCAGCAGCAGTTGGCCTCTGATCCCAAGTATCTTGCCATCCAGCAGTACATGGACACCGGATCGTTGCCTGAAGGCGTCACCGAGCAGGATATCCCTCGGTACACCCAAAAGGTCATGGCCGACCGTGAGATGCTCAACAAGTTCTCAGGAGTGCTCGGAGACAAGTTCCTAGACATGAGCCTGGCCAAGAAAAAGGCAGCGCTTGGTGATGCTGCAATGGTGCTGACCCAGTATCGGAACGATCAGTCCAACGAGGTGCGCGATGCGGCGGCTAGGCAGCAGTTGCAGAAGGGCCGGTTTGAGTTGGAAGACATTATTTCAGCACGTAAGCAGAAGGAGATCCTAAGCGGCGCTATTCAATACGGGATGGGGCAGCCTCAGTCTGAAACGATCACTGAGCAGGTTTCTCAGCCAGTATCGGTTCAATACCCGCCTGAAGGACCGTTTGCTGTTCCTGCACAAACCGAACAGGTTAGACCTGAACGCTACTACACTGAGCCGGTTCCTGAATTTAGGCCGATGCAGCAGCCTCAATTTATGCGTCCGCAAGGATTGCCTGGCACTCAACCTACGCCGCCTATTCCTCAGACATGGGAATCGGTGCTTGGTGCTGGGTTTGCAGATCAACTTGGAACACCAGTGAAGTCTGACCTTTTCAAGCCGACCACGGTTGAAAATCAAGGTATGACCAGTTTTGAGACGACTAAGCAGGTGCCTGTTACATCTGAACGCCAGATACCCTACGAGCAGCAGTCTCAGAAGATAATGCAGTACCTTGTAAATCAGGGAGCTAAACCTGAGACCATTGCTATGGTTCCTCAAATCATGTCTATGCTTGATAGGCAGAAACCAACTCGGGTTGAGAATGTTGGTAATCTTGGATCTGTTATTCGTTTTGGTGACAAGGAGCAGTTCGTTCCTGCTCAACAAACCAACATTAGTGATATCTTAAAGGTCAAGGGCTTGACCGTAGACTTCCCTGAGTTCCGAGGTACTGCTCCCACTGAAGCAGAAGCCGCAAAATTCCGAGACCAATATTCCAGCGTCCTTGAAAGCCGGAAGGCAATTTCAGATCTATTGGATATTGCAAAGATGGGTACAGCCATGCAGCAGACTCCTGAAATAAGAACGAAGGCCAACTCGTTGGTTTCTGGTCTTCGCGGAGTTGAGCGAATTAACATCATTGGACCAGGAACTATAACACCTGAAGACTTCAAGCTATTAAACAGCGTTATTCCTGATCCGACTGCTATCTTTTCGCTAAAGAAGTCGAACATTCAGGCTTTTGAAACCATGCTTCAGAAGTCGGCAAGGGCTATTGAATCAAAGGCAAAGGCCATTGGCCTTGAGACGATTAGAGCGCAGACACAGCCTGTCACCGGCGCTTCTAGTGGTAATTTCAAACTCGTCATTGGTAAAGGAATCCAACCCATCCAGTAATGCCATACACTGTTGAAGTCCCCGGTCACGGCGTTGTCGAAGTACCGGACGGCGTTTCTTTGCAACAGGCGCAAATTGAAATCGAAAAGGCATTCCCTTTTACCGGCGAGGATATTGCCGGTGCGATGCAGGATCCTTCATTCACTCCAACCAAGAGTGACTACCTGAAGTTCGAGGAGTACTCCAAGGCCAAGCAGGTCGACTGGATCACCACCGCCGCACAGGCTGCCGATGCTGCCATCGGGATGATTGGAGGAGCTGTTTCTGAAGGCGCTCAAGGCGCTGCTGCCAATCCTCTCAACTACATCGAAGGCTTTGCCCAGGGCACTCGCCAGCTCTACGGCCTGGCCGCGCAATCTCAGGATCCATCCTCACCGCTCTTCAAGTTCAAGGATCTAGTGGCAGGCACTGGAACCCCAGAATCTCGCTACAACCAGTTCCTTGATGCCCGTCAATTCGGAATCACCTCCGCCCGACTTGAGCGAGGCGAGGAAGGCATCATTGTCCCTCCCGAGTACACCAACCCCGAGTACGTCCAAGGCGTCTCGATGATCCTTGACCCGACGCTGTTCGTTCCTGGCGTTGGAGAAATACTCGGTGCCAGCAAACTAGCCACTCGTGCAGTCGGCAAAGGCGCTCAACTCACCGGACGTGCTGTTGCTGGCGCTGCAAGGCCTCTGGAACGCTTCGCAGGTGCTGCCGAGCGTATTGCTGCGGAAACCATAGGAACGACCCCAGAAGCGCTCCGTAGCGTTGCCTCAACCGCCGGCATTGCAGGTGCCCTTGGCATTGCCCCGGAGGCTGCTGCCTTTGCAGCAATCCCTGCCGGCATCCGTACTGCGCGGGAGGCCGGTGAGGCATTGGCCCGGGCAGGCGAGAACCTGATGACACAGCCCTCCCGCATTGGTCCTTTGGAGGCTATTGGGGCTGCCCCAGGTGCGAATATGCGCCAGCGGATGCTCGGAGTGATCGGGCAGTACGGTGGCGATGCCGCGGTCGATGCCTCACTTAGGGGGCTTGCCGGAGGAATTGAAGGTGCAGCGATTGGTACAGGCTTAGGGTTTTTGTCCGGTGGCGAAGAGGGGGCGGCTGCCGGCCTTGGGTCTGGCGGTGTGCAAGGTGCAGCCGGTGCTCTCGGTGGGCGTGCATACCAGAAGCTCACCGGTGCTGCTGCCAAGGAAGCCCGGGCAGGCGACCTGGGTCGATTCATCGACGGGCAGCAGGATCCTACGACCAAGGCGCTGTTTCAACAGTTGCGTGATAAGCACGGTGTGGATGCGGCATCCAGTCTGATGGACTTGCAGGGCCTTGTCCGAGGTAAGTTCGGAGACGTCGAGGTGGAGTATCTTTCCAGCGAAGACTTCGCCAAGCGCTACAAAATCAACGCCCGGGGCGTGCAGGTTGAGAACAAAGGTGGCCGGCCTGCGGTGGTTATCAACGCCGACATCATCGGCAAAGGAACCGGCGACGGCCCGCTCTACACGCTCGGCCATGAGCTATTCCACGCTCTTGAGAAGAGCACTCAGCTCGAGGCCGGCGCCACCGAGATCAAGAA